GGAGGTTTTACCTTGTGACAACGTAGGTGGTAACTATAGGAGCTGTAGGGCATTTTCTGGTCACAGATAGAACAAGTGATTTCTCTTTTTGCATGGGCTAACAGTCTATCTCTGTTTTTAAAATAATACAGTGACTGGTAAATTTTATTATATTCATACCCAGCTATATCACATTTTTTATAAGAAATAGGATTCATTTATTATATACGTATAAAATATAATGAGTTCAACAATCCCACATAATACAAAAATTCACCACGAGGCTCAACGTAGAGGAGTATCCTACACCAGATTACTTGCTGAAAAACATGGTCTTTTACAAAAAGGAAAAGCCAGTAAAACCATGAAAGGCAAACTTGATTATACCACTAAGAAAGGTATGATTAGAGACGTTAAAGGCAAAAGGAAGAAAGGTAGAAGAGCTTATATGAAATAATAAAGTTAATAGAATACTATTAAATTTATTTAATTTAAGATGGGATTACTCCAAGAAGAGGATTATTAACACCAATATTTGCTAACTGGACATCGCGGGCATCTTGTTTCTTACCTTGAATTACCTCTTTTAATTCTCTTATGGCTTGCTCCATCTTCGCACTTTCAGGTTGAGATTTATATAATACTACATCTAATGGAGCTTCAACAGCTCTTAATATTTTACCATTAGCATCTCTTAATTGAATATTAAGACTATGAAGACTTGTATCTTGGGCAATATTTAAATCTACAGGTCTTCTAGTAGAAGTTGAATAAATAACACCTCCATCCTTTTGTGAATCTACTTCAAGCTCTTCTACATTGATTACAGCTAGTGCTTTATTAACATCACCAGTGCCTCCATTGAAACCTTTAATAGGTGTTGATGTTAGTTCTACAGTAAATGTATCACCAATAGGCATTTCATTAATTCTACGTGTTGATGCGATAGCTGGGTCAAAATGAGTAGAATTCCTAGTTGATTGGACCAAATTTTCCATACCTAAAATTCGCTGAAGATTACTAACATTTAACGGGAACAATTCAGCTATAACAGTATTTACATAGGGTTCAGCAGTAGTGCTTTGATAGGTGACATAGTGATTTTGAACCAAAGGGTCTGGATCTTGAGGAGCACCTGTCTGGGTATCAAGTAATTTACCAAATTTAAAGCAGTATCCAGTGCCTTTTATAGCAGTAGGCGGGTCACCAGGTCCAGGAACATTATTAGGCTGTTCTACTATCCATCTGTAAGGGAAAGCTTCATAAATTTGTCTATTTGCTTTTGATGTAGGTATATCTCTATATGCCAACTGCATATCCCAACAGTTATATGAACCGATTTCATTTCCCCAAGTTGCTTGTTCTGCTGCTAATGTGGTTGCCGCATAATATCCTCCTGCTCCACAAGCAATAACGGGGACAAGTGGATAATGACTTTCTTTAATATATGAAGTATCTTTAGCACCATATGTAGAGCCTGAATTATCTAATGTGAAAAGTAGATTTGCTTGTAATTCAGCATCTGTAGGGGTTTTAGCACTATCTGTTTGATAGGCATTTTCTGGAGTTACATGGGGATTTACAGGAGGAGTTCCTCCAGCTGGGTCTTCTAATCTGTATTTAGGAGTTTGTAAAGCATAGAATTTTAATGTTGAAACCTCTGTAATTTCTACACATATACAAAGGTCATGGGTCAATGGTGTAAAACCTCCAATTGAACCAACAGAATTTCCTTTTACTTTATGCTTGAGTCCCGAAAGTTGGTTGCCATTTGTCCCACCTAAATCTTGACCGAAAGTTCCCTGAATTGATAAACCATTCATTGTACCACCTGGCTCACGAAGAACCACATAAAATTCATTATGTATTGATGTATCAGCATCTATTAAAAATTCAACAAAACCAGTTGTAGAATTTGCTGGAACTTGACTAGTAGCAGTTGTACTAAATGGTGTTAAACCAGCAAACCTTGTTGCTATATCAGTAGCAGTTGTATCAGTAATTGAACTGTAAAGGTCTAAAACTACATCCATTACACTTCCTGAAGCATTATTTAAATGTAATTCAATTATAGATACATCATAACCATAATAATTTTGAGGAATTTCTATTTTTTGACTTGTATTTAATGCTCCAGTTCTTGAAAGTCTATTTAATTCACTGATTAATATTTCAGTTGGGCCAGCAGGTGACGGACCAGCCACTATATTACTTGGATGTGTTAATAAATCTATCTCTTCCACAATTTTAGATTTAAATGGTTTGCCATCTACAGGGAACGTATCTTCTGGATTTTCAGTTCCAATAATTTGACATCTGGGACAATTTACACCATTAGCATCTAAATTTACATTACCTGGGTCATTAAATAATTGGATTTGCCATCTACAATTTTCAAGATTAGTTTGAGCTCCTATAGGTTCGTCACCGCCTAAATTACTAATTTTATGTGTATAATCTGGATTTACATAGCTATTAAATGAATTTAAACCTACCCGAACATTGTTATAGCCTAAATGTCTTGTAGGAGTTAATTGAAATGAGCCGCCAGTAGAAGATGGAAACATAGTAGGAGTTTCATCAGCAATAGTTGGGTCATTAAAGGAATGTCTAACAGTTGAGGTATCATAGTCAAGTCTTATTACATCACCAGGATCTGGATTTAAAGCAAAACTAATTCCAGGTTGGAACCGTCCTGAAACTTCCTCATAATACCAAACATTTCTTGGTCCGTAACTATCTATACCATCATCAACTCCAGCATCTACACAAAAATTCCAGTTATCTGCTAAAAGAGCATTATCAGGAACTTGTCCAGTACCATCTCCGCCTGTGGGGTCAGAATCATCAACATAACCGCCGATTGCCCAAAGTCCGTTTTTAAATGGACTTTCTAAAGCTGGATCATTTTGACCTTCTTCTGGTATGTAGTGCATGTATAATCTTTTAAATGTAGGTCCAGAAACTCCAGGTATTAAGGGATTAAAATCAGCCTCTCCTGGTTTAAGGTCTAGCCTAAGATGCCAGTTATTATCAGTTGTTCCAGGATTAGCTAATTTAGTAATTATAAATATTCTTTCTTCTGTAACGATTAGTTGTTCATCTGTATCTTTTTCCATTCCAATTTGTAATGTAACTTCTGGTCCTACAAGGTTAGCACTATCAGTAAAATCAGATAGGTGATATCCCCATAATGGACTAGTGGTGCAAAAAACTTTTCCACCATTATCATAAATACTACTTATACATCTACTTGGATTTTGTTCTCCATTTTGTCCTCCTCTAACTGTGGCTACATTGCTCATTTGACCATAATCAAAATTTCTTCCTAAAAAACTATTAAAAATATTGCCTCCTGGACTCTCTAATACAGCTTCTTCAAGATCTCCAGTAGCTAATTCATCAAATACTCCTCCTTGACTTTCTGATGGGTCATGAGTAAAGGAAACCCATGATTGTCTCATAGTGTAGTCACCTTGTGTATTTTCAAATGATTCTATCGCATTTGATGATTGAAATGGTTCCTCTCTAATAGAGTGAAGCTGTGAATTTAATACTTTTTCAAGATTACCAAGATGTCCTTGGGCAATTTTTCCATTTGTTAAATCAGCCATATAGGTACATTGTTGATTATCTATTTCGTATTTAGCAGAGGTAACTGCTCCGCCTACAGGTGTATATGTAACTGACCATCCTCCTTGAATAGTAGGATTGTAATGGTCTGCTTCATTAACATCTCTATCAAAACTGGGAATAGTTGTGCTATCGTTTAAACATGCTTCTACCATATTTGCAAATTCATTACCATCATAATAAGGAGCATCTGGAACTCTTACTATATGTTGTGTCCAGTTAGGAGCATTACCCCATGTCCATACAAAGGTATCATTTTCATCTTCTAAAATTCTAATGGCTGAACTAAGATGTAATCTTAATGATACTAATTCCATCTGGTCACCTTTTTTTATTTCAATAGGAACTTTGAAATCATTTCTTAAATTAGCTGGTGTTCGCTCCGTCATTTGGCGTTGGGCTGTAGTTTGTTGATTCGTGCTTATATTGATAAACGACATTTGATTTATATAATACACTTACAAATAAAAAATTGATTAATTATATTAATGGATAGTAAAGAAATTCCTACTAATTTAAATAAAATTTATAGAGCAGTAGATATTAAGATTAAGGAAATAGAACGTCCTAAACTTAAGATGAAAGATATATTTGTTGGTGTTAAAGGCAAAGCAAAAAAAAAGCCACGTAAAAAATAAATCGTATAATATAATATACCATGCAAGCATACAATAATGCCCTATCACAATATCAGGCTGGAACTGATGGATTACAAAACTATATAAAAAGTAAAGGAGAAGCATTCCGTGAGCGTGCTTCCTCAAAAATAGCTGAAGCCTTAGACATTAAAGCAGAAGACAAAGAAGAAATGGAAAATTTACTTTCTACAGCTTCTTTTGCCGCCCCATTGGCTTTTGAAGGTGGTAAAAAACTTTTGGGTAAAGCTAAATCTAGTTGGGGCAAACTTACACAAAAAGGAGCAGAGGATTCCAAAACACCAGTAGGTTCTAAAGCTCTTACCAAAGCATCTGTAAAAACTAGTGGAGGTGTTACAAATACAAAACCCGAAGAAGCTAGACCTGCTGCCACTACTAATAGGCCAGGCACGCCTACAGATGATTTAGAAAAATTTTCAGATGGTAAAGGAGGCACATTAAAACCAGGTGAAACAAGAACTTTACCACAAGGAGCAGATGATTTTACAGATGCCGAAACAGATGATGATGATGTAAATGAAGATGTAGATGGTGCTACAGGTGGAGAAACAGAAGATGAAGATGTAGATGAAGGTCAAGATGAAGATGATGATGAAGACGATGATCTAGGTGGCGGAATAGAAGATGAAGATGAATCTAAGGAGCCAAGCTTTCAGTCACAATTCGGTGATACGGAAAGAGTAAATCCAGCAGCAGACCAACAGCAAGCGTATTTTGGTGATGATACAGCAGGAGGTTTTGTAGATAAAGGCTTTAGACCATCTGGAGCACCAGATACACTACCTGAGCCAACAGTTCGTTCAAGAGCACCAGGAACAATAGGCGGTGATGCCGTTTCTAAAAAAGGTAGCCTAACTGGAGGGGACGATGAAGGTGGGGATTTCGCCAAGACAGCAGGCGAAGATGGAGGAGGCAAAGGAACTAATTTAGCTAAGACAGCAGCCGAAGATGTGGAAGATGGTGCTGAAAAAGATAATCCAGAACTTGCTGGTGTCCTAGGAGCCGCAAATGTAACCCAAGACCTAATTGAAGGTAAAGGTGTTGGCTCTTCATTATTAGATACAGCTAAAAATATGGCTATAGGCGGAGCTGTTGGAACAGCGGCTACTTTGGCTCTTGGTGCTGAGGTAGCAGTTCCAGCATTAGCCGCCTATGCTGTAGGAGAATCTATATATTCTTTAGTTACTGGTAAATATAAGGAACATGATAATGCTCCAACACAAGTAGAATATTCTACTTCTGGTATATCTGATATATATACAAAAGGAGGTTTTGCAGCTGCAAGTTTGGACGGAGTCACTACACAAGTTTCTTCCAATAGTGCTTTTTAAGCAAAGCTTATCTTTGATTTTAGATTGTTTTAAAGAATGAATTTTTTATATTACTCTATAATATAAAATGTTCGCAGCCAATAACACAAATCAACAATTTGTCCCAAACAAACAAATTATAATTAAACCTGAACTACAAGGAACGTATAGCCCATTAAAAAATAATCAAATTAAATTCAATATTCCCAGTTACATAGGTTACGTAGATCCAGCTCATATTAATCTTAATATGAGAATTACCATGGTAGGTAGGGGTAGTCTTCACCCCGATGGTTCAGCAGGTATGTGGTCCTTAATAAGAGATTTAAGAATTCAGTCTGGTGATGGTCGCACTCAGCTTGAAGATATTAGTGATATTAATGTATTGTGTGCCCAGATGTGGGGATTTAATCAAAATGATTCCATTAATGCTAAACGTGAGCTTCTTCAAGGTATGTCCATAAATGGAGCTAACAACGCTCAGTTATATTGGGACCCGCCGCCCCTCTCATCTGTAGGAGCTGGAAGAGATGCTAATGGTGCAGCTAAAGAAATCCAATGCTCAGGACCTATACCAGGAAGCGGAACTATTGGAACTTCAGCTAATTCAGTATTTCCTCTTGCAGCAACTAGTGGCTTAAGAATTCAAATGAATGTAGAAACTCTTACACGTTCATGTGTATTAGCCAATCGTGCTGGTGTATCCTATGACCCGCAAACTCCTGCTGTAGGAGGCGGTAGAAATGGAGGAGATATTAAAGAAACCGCATATTTATTATTTGGTAATAAAGCGTTAGCAGGTGATACGCCTACTGCTCCTCCTGCTGCTACCGAATTTACAGTTGATATTTGTAGAACAGCTGATAGAGATGCCGCAGCAACAGCAGCAGGTGCTGGTTTAGCAAAATATGTAAAAAGGTCTGTTTGTGATGATGATAACGAATGCGGTGTATGTATTGGTGATATGATTTACATAGCTGAATCTGATGGAAGTAACTGTCAATCCTTAGGACAAGTTACCAAAATATCTCAAGATAATGGTGGCCACGGAGGATTAGATAGATTTAGATTTCATTACATTCCTAATAGAGCTGTAGGAGCGAATTTAGGTCATCTTTACACTGGATGCGATGGTGCTGTTGCTAATGTAGGAGGACCTGTAGTATTCTTTGATCCAAGAGATAGACTTAAGTGGCCTGATATTACATCACCAGCTCGCACTGGAATTGACGTTCCAGAAAATTCAAATGTTAAAATTACTGAGGTAGAAATGTCAGTATTACAAGTAGAACCTCCTGAAGGATACGTTGAATCCATGATGAAACAAGTAAATGGTGCTGGATTACCTATTGATTACTGCACTTCTACACTTTATAGGCATAATCTTTCAAGTCCTATTGGTCTTCAAAGTGCTTTTATTCCAGCAAATCAACAAAGAGCCTACTCCCTTATTTCTGTTCCTCTTTTACAAGAAAATCTAAATGATACTACAAAGAGTTCTTTAAGAGCAAATTACTTGGAACAACCTCAGCATAATTACCAGTGGGTTTTTGATGGCGATACTACTCCTGATAGACCAGTAAGTATGGTCAAATATGAAAATCATAAAAATGATATTTTACACATTATGGAATGCGAAAAAGCTATAGAAAATGCTAAAGTTCCAGTTCGTAACCTTCAAGCTATGTGTACTAGAATTATTATAGCACGTGCCCTTTCCAGATATGGACAAGTTCATAACTTACAAGGTAAATCTACTATGTTAAGAATTCAATACCCTAATACAGCAGATGGTAAAGATACACTTTTAGAAAGTTATTGTGTCCATCTTAATAGAATGGTAATCACTGCTGGAGGCATTGAAGTTATTAGATAAGTTTTTTTAGCGTAGCTTTAATTATTTTAAATATTTTCCTATGTACCTAGATTTTTTTTATGTAATGATATATATAAGAAATGTCTAACATTATCCAGACCGAAAAAGTATCCATTAATCCACAGAATGCTCCCAGTAACGGAGTTTATTCTTTTAAAAATGGTTATCCTATTATTCAGTTTTTAATAGCACAGTCTAGCAAATATCTTGTAGGAAAAAGTCTTCGCCTTACAGGTAAAATAAAAATTTTAGATGCCAATGATACCCAAGTAAAAAATAATAATGGTGTCGGCGGTGCTAATGCTGTCGGCGGAGTTAATGCTACTATTAACGAAGTTGTAGGTGTAGCTTCTACTATTCAACAAGTCACTCTATCCACACTGGATCACCAAACATTAGAACATATCCGCCAGATGCCTCGTCTGCTCTCTTCAATTGTTTCCGCTACGCATTCCTCTCCTGACCTTAATAACGGCACTCCTATAGGAAATTTAACCGCTTCTAGGTCTATTGTAGAAGCATGTAGTTTAAATACTGAAAGAGATTTTTCCATACCTATCCGTTGTGGTCTTTTAACTGGAGCTGGTGTTATACCACTTGGTCAAAATGGAACTCAAGGTATGATAGTTCAGTTAGAATTATCACCAGACAATACTGTTCTTCAGCCTGTTAGGACTGTTCCCGCACCATTAACAGCACCATACAATGCTACCAATATTTCTGGAGTATCAGGCGGTAATACTGATATATCACAATTCCATTACCAACTTTCCGATTTACAATTAGATTTTGACCTTTTAGTCCCCGATGAAGAAGGGGTCAATGCCATGGAAACAGCAGCCAATGGACAACTTACATACAACGCCTACAGTTCATTATACAGTGTAGTCAATTCCTCCGACCAACAGATAGTATTGAACCTCGGTGCATCTAAAGTTCAGTCTGTATTCCATAATCTCGTGCCGACCCCTCACGTAAATAATAGTGCTGAACCAAGTAACTCTTTGGCTAAATTTGCTACTGGAGGAACATATAATACCCCCGTAAATATTGATGAAGTAGCATTCGCAAAAGGTGGTATCCTTTTCCCACTTGAGGAAAGAGTAGATGTTGAGCCTAAACTAGGCGAAGTCGCAGCTACCACACAACAACCTGCCGCTGTAGGTTCTCATCTTGATGCTAAAATTTTGGAACAATATCTTAACAGTGTAAAACCTATTAATTCATTAACATCTACCTCTTTGTCCTTGATGAGTGAAGACAATAAATCTACAAGAGTTACTTTTGCCGATAGTAGAATTCGTGATGACTATACTGAATATGGTGTATTAGACAATAATGTAATTTATGGTGAAGACCGCTGGCCCACTACAGCTACTGACCCCGATAATCATCTATTTGGTATCGGAATACGCCAAGACCAGTTTAAAGTTGGCGTAGATTATTCGCGGAGCCCATACTCTGTAAGAATTCAATCAGGTCTAGATGGTGATTCGCCATTTTCACTTTTCAGTTACGTCCTTGCTACCAATACTTTAACCTACAGTCCTCAAGGCATTAAAGTTTCAAGTTAAGTAGTTTTAAAATTTAACTATAACTTTTTTATTTGCCTATAGTATATAAGAAATGAGCTTACCAGCGATTTTAAGAACAAAACCCCAAGCTTCCGTGGATTCCATGCATGTTCATACGAGCATTTTAGAACCTGTAGTTAATAACCAACGTGTTTGCCGCTTTACACTAGAGAAAAGAGGTATATTAGACATCAACAGCTGTGTCCAAGTATCCAGAACCTATAAAGAAAATGGAGCAGCCTACGCAGGAAAAGTTTTTTGCCCAGTAAAAGCAGGAGCTCATTCATGGGTAGAAAGTGCTACATTAAGAGTAGGCGCTACAGCAGTGGCGACAACAGACAAATATGGACACTATGCCACTATTAAACGTCTTTTCAAATCTGCCGAGGAGCGTATTCGTAAGGATTCTATTAGAGTAGGCTCTATTACCGACGGATTTGAGCCCAGTAATGACGCTGATGGCGCGCTTCAACCTATGAATTTACTTTGGGGCAGAGGAGAAAATGGTCAGCCCAAAGTAAATGGTAAAGTTCATGATGAGCTTTGTATGGAGGATTCTACTAAAGGAGATGACGAACAAGTAGTATTTGCTATTAAACTTTCAGAACTATTTCCTATGATGAAAAACGTCCAATTACCTTTATACCTTATGGCTGAACCCGTTTCTATTGAAATTAGATGGACTGATGAAACCAAAGGTAAGTCATTTGTCACTTCAGATATTGCTGCTAATAAGCCCACATCTTGCCCAATTGTAACTACTAACGTTCAATTTTTAGCTGATTACCTTACCTATGACGATACTAAGATGGGTGATCTAGCCATGACTGCCGCTTCAGAGAATGGATTAACCATGCCGTACCAAGATATTATTTTAACAACGGCTTTGGTCCCATCAGCTGGCAATACAGTTAATGTTGGTGCACCAGCTATTCCACAACAGGTAAATCGTGAAATCGGTCTAGCAGGACGCGTGGTTCAAAATATTACTTGGGCTGATATTCCTAATACCAATCAATTTTTCTCATTAGATCCAACAACTGACCAAGCTGCATGGGACCAGCTTAATGGTGTATATGTAGGACGTGATATGTGTGCTGGTTCTGAGTTTAACCTTAGGGTAAATGATAAAGAATTTTTTAACAGACCAGTATCAAATGTCGCACAAAAGGCATACTACTTGTCACAAACTGAAAATGTAGATATTCAAGTTCCTTCATGCGAATATTCTATGGACCAGACTGTTATTGATGGTGAATGGAAAAGAAGAGCTTTCGCCACTGGAACAGCGGGAACCACTGCCCCGCAAGCCAAACAAGAAATAGAAGGCTGGGCCATTCAGGATAACCGCTTAACTGGATTACAGCACTACGAAGGTGTAACACTCACATCTAATCCTCTTACAGGAACAGGCACAGCAATAGGCCAAAAGCCTATTATGCTTAATAGAACTCTTAGAAGAGGTTATTGCGACGCTCCTACCCAAACATTAGAAACTCTTATTTGGGCACAGGTAGAACGTTTATTTGTTCTTCAAAACGGAGTTGTTTCACTAACTGAATAAACAAATTTATTATAATAAAAAACCTCATATTATAATAAATAATGAATAACAATTTAGAAATTTTAGAAGTTATGCCCGATCCAGATAGAATGACTATGGCCCTGAATACTCCTCTTCACCCTAATTTACCTGATATATCTACAGGTGTTCTTATGGGAATTTACGCACCTGTTAAGTCGGGAAAATCAACCATCATTACTAATCTGTTGGCGAATGAGGCTTTTTATAAAGATAGATTTGACCAAGTACACATATTTAGTAATACAATTATGAATGATAGCACAAGTAGATTTTTAAAGGAATTATTCCCAGGAACGATACATGGCGAATATTCTGATAAAGCATTAAAATCTATTATTGATGCCCAAGATTCCTACAAAGACAAAAAAGATAGACCCTTCATTGCTATTATTTTAGATGACTTTATAGGTATTCCAAGAAGCTCTTATGTTTATAAGCTCAGTACGCATTATCGCCACAAAGGTGTGGGACTTTTAATTTTTTCCAGTCAGTCATTTAAGGAGCTTCACCCCTTAGTTAGAACCAATATGACCCATGCAATTTTGGGCAAAAACTCAAATAGGCGGGAAAAAGAAAAAATCTGTAGTGAGCTTGGGAATTCATTTGGTGATGATGATAAAAATTTCTATAATATTTGTAAGCATGTGTGGAAACAGCCATATCATTTTGTCTATATAGATTACACTGAAAATCCGCCTGATGCCTATGATACATTTAGCACTAAAATCTGGGAAAATGGGCGACCGTTAGTTAAAATGAAGGGAGTAGAATCAATGGTTAGTGACTCAGATGAAGAAGAAGAAGAAAAAACAGAGGATTAAATTGAATAAATTTTCTATTAATAATATATATGAGCACTCTGAATTTACCCACTATACCCGCCCCTGAGCCAGAACCTGAAAAAAAACAAGAATTGCCAGTAATTAAAGAAATCAAAGAGGAGCCCCTTAAACAACAAGATATGTTTAAACCAGCTCCTGAACCACCTCATTTAGAGATTACAGAAACACCTGCTGAGCCACCTAAAAAACCTAAGAGAAAAATGAGTGAAAAACAGTTACAAAATTTAGCAAATATGAGACAAAAACGAATAGATAAAGCCGCCGCCAAAAAGAAAGAAAAAGCCGATAGAATACCAGCTGAAGCTACACCAGTTCCCAGAAAGCAAGTAAATACTATTCAAGAAGCACCTCCACCGCCAAAAATGCCTCAGACCAAAGATGGGTTCTACGATTTCGTCAATTATATGGAGAAATATAAATCTTTAAAAAAGACTTGGCGTGAAAGAGAAGCTGAAAAAGCCAAAGCTAGATCGCCAGCGCCAGCACCGCCGCCGCCTGCTCCAAAAAAAGAGGAAAAGCCTAAAGCTAAAAAGGTAGATATATCTAAAGCTGGTCCTAATCATAGACAAGTTTTAGCAAAACAAAAAAAAATTCCAACAGTTTTAAGCACTGGAAACAAAACTAGTATTTATGATTCATATTTTTAAGAAAAATTTGATAATATATTTTGTAAGTATAAAATATATTATAAAATGACCACAGAATTACTTACACTAAAACAAATTAAACGTAGAAATTACTACTATAACAATATACACCATATAAATGAGCTTAAAAGGAGATACAATAAAACACCATATGGTAAAATGATTAAAAAAATAGCCAGATGGAAAGATATGGGCATAAAATATGATGATTTCCATGAATTATATTGGAACTATCAATGTGCTACCAATTGTAATGAATGCTTTAGAGAATTTGAGCCTTGGGAAAAAGGAGGTTCTAACAATTTTGCTAAAGTGCTGGATCACGACCATGATACTGGCGAACCCAGAGCCTTCCTCTGTAATAATTGTAACAAACACGACCAATTTAAATGTAAATATCTACCTGACTAAACTAGACTACTTTCATATCTACCTTCTTTTTTATTTTTATCTTCTATCTCTTTTTTTGTAGGAGGTGCTGGTGGTTTTAATTGTAAAGGCGGTTTCACTGCTTTAGTTACTTTGAATAGAATACTACAATTTCTATCAACACGAGCTAATTGTCCATTAGGTAGTCTAAGCTCTACTTCAAAATTATTTAATATATGTGTTTTGTCTATCGTATAGACAAAATCGCTATCAAAACTATAGAAAAAATCAGCACTAGCATAATTTCTATTTAAATATCCAACAGCAGGTATAGGTATCATCTTATTTGACCCACTAATAAAGTTACTTGCTTGTTCTATAATATTAGAATGTACCACCATATAACTAAAATTATACTTTCTGGGCAATTCCGCCGCAATCAAAGCATCACTACTTACTGTTACATTCTGGCTAACAGAATTACTGTTTCCTCCTAGATTAAACATTTGAAGCTGTGCTGCTGGAGGTAAATCTTTTAACCATGTGCTTGTATTGCCTCCCCAAGATGGAGCTATCCATGCACTTTGTAAAAGTTCATTCATTTCTACATCAACTGGGAAAATATCTCCCATTGTATCATAGCCTAACCAATTATTAGTTACTGCTGAAAAGGCTAACGTAGAAGTTACATACCCATTTGTTGTTAGTGGATATACCATATTATCTTGTTTAGGTAAAATTTGCGTATTTTCAGCACCAAGGAATTTATTATAATTACTTCTGTTAAAATCATTATTATACAAACCATAAAAAGGAATCATCTGCTCAGCTGAAAAACCCATTTTTGAAAAAATGGTTTCTCTAAATATTTGTGGTTGCCACGGGGATAAAATAATAGAATCACTAACAGGATTATTCCCAAATTCATTTAAATCTGTAGTTCTATATGGAGCATATAAATTGATTATTCCTATTCCAGACTGTGCCGAAATAATTCTATTAGGTCCGCTTGCTTGATATAATTCCCCGTATGGAATAATTGGACAATTATCTCCTCCAGCGACTCCATTTTCCCAATATCCGTATCCTGTTGATGTATTTGGAACATAGTTTCCGCCCCAGTTGAATCTTGTCATTGTTGGATATGGAGCACCCGCCCCAGCAGCAAAGTTATGTATATCAGGCTGAAATCCCAGCTCATCTAAATTTGTTTTAGGTATAGAAATTATACCATGTTCAGGTCCGTTTGCTTCTTGTCCAGGAGCATTATAGGTAAATCTACCTGCCATAGTTAATTGACTTATGTAGGAACTTTTGCTATTTATAATCATGACCTCCTGTGAAGCTTCTGGATTAGATTGATTTGATGGCTCTTGCCATGCACCGTTTCCAACATAACTTGGAGTATGTAAATTACTAATTTCAAATCTTCCAGACTGGGCATTAAATTCAATTTGTGGGTCAAGAGCACCAACATGTATATAGGGATAATAATCAAAAATATTGTAATACAAACCTACTCCATATTGAGCGGCATCAGTATATTTTGTATTTGTTGCCTTTAGTGTATCTGTAATTGTATTATATGGTTTTGGATTCACACGTTGTGTAGAAATTACCTGGGAATATTCTCCGTCTGAAAAAGCTGGAGAAAAACCCAGGTATTCTCCTATTTGTGGGACTATTAATGTTCTTTCTCTATATGGTCTTTTACCAGCTTCTGTTTCTGATTTACGCACTACAAATGCTAAAAATGGAATTTTACTAGCTTGATAGGAATACTTAGCATCACCAAATACATTTTCACCATAGCCTGGAACGTGGTTATCTCTACCATAATTACCATCGCCTCCTCCAGTTCCACCTGGATTGGTTCGCTCTGGATAATATTTATTAACCTCTGGATGGCTAGCATTTGGCTCACCCATACCACGATCGTTCATAGTAAGGCCTCCATTATGCCAATCACCTCTCTCTTGTTTATAAAAAACAGCACATAAACCTACTCCTTCATCAACACCCACAGCATTACCATCAGCTGGTAAAAATTCTTTTGGAATACCTCCTTTTTTAAAATACTTTGTTCCACTATAGGTATATCCATCGCTATCTGTCATTGAGAATAAAGAATAAGGTGGTAAAGTTTGATTGAATTGAGGACTATCGGGGTCCATAGATTCGTCCCAACATGTATGAACCCACAATTTGTTAAATTCACGTCCCTGACGCTGATTGGCGTTATATCTCATTTTTATTCCCATATCTTTACCACCTTGTGTAGGAGGTCTTGTAGGATTTACATTTTGCTTATTTTGACTTATCCAGTAGTGATTGTATGAGCTCCAATATCCTCCATCTTGTTCGCTCTGCATTCCATTATTCCATAAAGTGTTATTTTGATATTCAGATGTAATATTGTAAGGAGTAGGAACATTCCATTTATTTGTCAAAGCGTCAAACTTAGAATTAGCCTCTGGGCAATTTACATTGATAGTTGTCTCATCGTCTGTTATTCCAATATCTAACTTACATACCCAAGATTTAAAAAAATCCTTATTTTTTGTTCGTTCGTCCATAGTTGCGTTGCTACCAAAATCTACTTCTTTAGCTCTATAAAGTGAATTTTTAACTTTGGCAATGGCTTGCGGAGTTGCTATTATATTTGTCACTACAAGGGTAAAATCATCACCAGACGTACACGCTATTATAGGTCTATTTAATATGGGACAAGGAACATATCTATCTTGATTACCTCTTAGGCGGACATTATCAACATTTAAATCACCAGGTAACCAGTATCCGTCTGGAGCACAGTTAGGAAAATTATAATGCCGTTTTTCATTATCTGGTTCTTCTTCATCATGATAAACTTTCTGATAGCCTTGTTCATCTAAACACTTAATATAACTATCAGTTAGAACTACCTTGCTACCAAATACACCTAAAAATGTAGTAGGGTCAGCACTGTCAGGTGTATAGCTCCCTGCTGGTGCTTCTAATACCTGTCCGCTTGAAAGATAAACACCAGCACCACCAAAATCTGGGTCTTCTTGATTAACCCCAAACATTATATCGTTAAAATCTGGTCTATTAGCTGGAAAATTTGCTACATCGTGTCTATTTGTAGAAAAAAAATCCATAGGAAATATATTTGAAAAACAAAACTGATTAAAATTAATTTGAGCTTGATACCTATTCATATCACCAACTAATAAATTTTCATAAAATAAATCACGACCATTATCTGAATCATAGTGTTCGCCCCATGCACCATCACAGGCATCAGTATTTCCAGGGTCTGGAACTTGCCAAGTCCAATGTTTATTATTTGGAATATTAGCACCAAAATTATCATATTCACCAGGGTGACCTGCTCGTGGCTTTGACCATTCACTTCTTCCATAATCAAACCCTATGTGGTCTAAATCATTAGCTTGATAAATTTTATCAAGTAAGCGACCGCCAGCAGTTTTAATTGTTTTATAGGTTCTATCTGTCACATCAGCAACTTTCTTTTTATTTAATCTAACAAATGGTCCAATAAATGGATCACCTTTTCTACATTCCGACCAGTAGGGTAAATATCCAGCTTTTATATGTGATATTTGACTATAACTACCACTTGAGCTATCAGCAAAATCTCCATTTTGAGAAGTCCACGTTGAACTATGTTCATATACATAGGGTTCTACATTTACAGGTTTCCAGTCTTCAGCAGTTCCTTCTCTCTGATGAAATGCCGTAGTTAATTTATTGCCTAACGCACTAGGAGTATAAAAGCCTTCATCAGCTTCTAATAATGTGTAATCAGTCATAAAATCATCATAATAGACTCTGTTTAATTTTTGATTTGGTCCAGTGCTGTTTTTAGCTGTTTGCCATGGTCCTCTATGGTCGTCCCTACACACATAAAGACGATTGTTATTAGGAAAAGCTATATTAAATGGACCATTAGATATAGGAACTGTTATATTAGTCCCACAATAACTTAAACCTGTTCTCCGTTGGTCCTTATCTGTAGCCTCCGCAGGGGGAACCCAGTCAGTATGTGCCGCTGGAGCTTGACCTCCATCTACATTTATAGGGTTCCAAAAAGAGCCTATAAAACCCTCACTTTTACTATATTTATATTTACATTGCTTTTCCATAACTCCTTCAAAAGCAACACATGGATATGATTCATGAAAATTTTTCCAAGGGTTTTTAGAATCTGTTTCTCCTGGTTCCGTTACTTCTTGTTCTTCGTGTGTTAGTTCTCCTGCCCAACTTCCAAATGTGGGGTCCATCCAATAACGTGGTGTTGTAATTTTATGAGTGGCTAATGGTAACGGCATATTAAATTGATGTCTATTAGTTACATAGTAGGCATATTCTACCTGAGCTTTATTATCATATATAGGATTTTCATATTGACTACATCTATCAGCACTGAATTCTATGGTTTGAGATGGATCACCACGTAAGTTAATTTGAACTGAACTAATACTTAACTGGTCTCCCTCTTCCAGTTTTACACCATAGTTTAAATTGGTTTGCCAATGAGAATTTTGTTCTTCTAGATTAGTATCTGAAATCTTGGCGTTTTTTTGGTTACGGTCGCTCAATAATTTCCCAGAAGCATTATTGGATTCAATTATGAGTGTTTTATTCATTTTATTATAGAATGATATATTAAAATGACTAATACTAATAATTGTCCAGTTCATGAATTTATGTCTTACTTAGATTCTATAAAAGAAAAATTAGATAATGGAATGTATGTGAAAATGTGTAATACGCTTTTAGGTATTAAAAAGCACCATGAATTACTATCTAATGATATACGTAGGTTAAAAAAGAAATGTTACCAGAAACAGCTAATATCGGACTGTGTCGTGGATTATATTACGGAAAGGGAATATGATGAGAATGACGAATCTATTTTTTTACGTTTTAGTATGAATTACGAAGAATAAATATCTGGGTATATATATATGACTGAAACTACAAAAGAAATAACAATTGATCTTGAACCGTTAGTATTAAAAGCCCAAGCTAGATTTAAGGAACAATATTTAATTCCAAATATTGAAGAAAATGCCAAGGTGGATATGCACCAACTACGTATGTTGGGTATTAGGTATCATACCGCTGTTACTAAATATTCAGACCATCCTGAAATAGTGGAATATATGGAGGAAGAAGCCATTAAAGGCATTATTGATTTATTGAAAGATACTCAGCTCCATGACTTGTTTAACACTGGTGTGAAAGTTGCGACAGTATAAAAAAAAATTTGATTATAAGTTTTGTTAAATTTATAAGCAATATCTAACACAAAATGCCCTCCAGCAAGAAACAGAAGCTATCCAAAGAAGAGAAATCCCGCCGTAAGCTAAAGTCGCACACTACTAAAGAACCATTACCTCCTTTTAATGGCGGTGACTGGTCTAGAAAAGGTGACTCCGTGACTTATAATTGTGGAAGTAAAAAAGGTATTAAAAATGGAGCTATTAATGATTATTGGATACAAAAGTTTAAAAAAATGTCCCAATAATATAAAAAAAAATGTCCCAATAATATAAAAAAAAATGTCCCAATAATATAAAAAAAAATGTCCCTTTGATATCAGCAACATTCGTGCTGGTTGGTATCAGTGCCTGCCTGTGCTACTTATGAAAGGGACAAAAAAAGAGACAAAAACAGTTTTCTGAGATTACTTTTTCTATACTCTCTTTTTTATCTACTCCCTTCTCTTTTACTTCTCTCTGTACTAATTTACTTTTTCTATTTTTTTGATTTTTTTGTCCCTATAAGGTAAAAAAAATAGTAAAATAATAGAATATAGGAGGATAGAGGAGAAACCATAGGGACAAAAAAAATGGAAATATAGGGACAAAAATATTATGAGGGACAAAAATTTGTCCCTACAGAATATCCCCCAGAGAACGGGCACGGGCACCCAGATACTCTCTGGATATTAATCTTCTCTGGGATAATTTAACTGTAAAAAGGTGGTTAATTTCTGAATATCTACTTGAATATATCTACTAGATCCAGATTTACCCCAACAATATCCGCCTGTAGCAACTAAGTTTGCTTTAATTACATTCCATTTATCCTTTCTTTCACCATATTCCTCTGAAACCCATTCTTTGTAACAATGCTTAAAAGTGCATGGCGACCATCTGATAGTATCATCTGTATCATTATAGTCTTGACCTAATTTATTATCTATTATAAATCTGCTAAATCTAATTGATGGGGGAAGGCTAAACTCCTTGGCCTCTTTCATAACTTGAGTATCATATAGGTTTTTACAAGGTATCCAATTACCTATTTGTCTTTGATTTAAAAAAGTCCAAAGTTTATTCATACTTTCTTCATTTTCCATATTTTTATATATGGTATCAAAGAAGTCAAATTTTTTAGGTCGCCAACTACCTTGCCAGTTAGCCGTTTGAAATTGCTGACAACGCCTATCTTCAGTCTCTAATGGAAATGTATTATTGGTTGAAAACCATATTTTACAAAAGTTTTGGATTTCATAAGGTTTTCTATATTTTTCATTAATTGTAATTTTATTAGCCGTTACATGGTCTTTTAGAGCATCAGAAACCTCTCTAATTTCATTGGTAGCACATTCATTAATCATTATATTTTCCACACCTTCTACCGAAGAATTAAACTGACCGCCTAATACACAATCAAGCTTATTTGTAACAAGTGTTCTATCTCTCTTTTTAAGTTCGCCAAGTATTTTAAATAGTGTATCTTTACCACCACCTGGTGAGCCATATAATACCAAAAAATAAGCTGGATTTTTACCAGGGTGTTGTATATCAAAAGCGAGGGCATTTAATAGCCAGTTACAAGCTTTAGTTATTTCAGGGTCATTATCTACCTCTTCTAAATTTTTATAATTAACTACTGATTTTTTAATTAAATTAATAAACCATTGGATATCATTTTCAGTTACCAAATGATCCAGTAGAGGTCTGGTATAAGGTTGAAACATATTATACACATCAGGACCAGTAGGGTCACTTTCCGATAAGCCATATGGGTAATAATCTATTTTACGATAGATTTTTTTATTTTCGTCTTTAAGCCAATCTTTTAAATTTGGTTCTTCTACAAATCTATCACATAAAGAAGCTGGTGTAAAAAGTGTAGGGTTATTTTCGTAATCTACGGCATATCTTCTTTCAGGTTCATTAATAGCAAAAACTTTTTTTTCAAATTCAGCAACCCATGTTAAATAATCATTAGTTTCCTCTTGTGCCCATCCTTCTATCTCATACACATTATCTTTCTCAATCCATTCATATCCTGAGGACTGACAAATATCCAGTAAAACCGCATCTATATCTGCGTCCCTTGAAATTTGAAATCCATCAAACATAGGAACTTCAATATAGTTTTGATATTTTGTGAGTATTGGGCTTAAAATATCATGTTCTGTCATTTGTAAAAACTGAGCCATAACACTACCCATGGGATTAAATGTGCCTTTTTTGTCTTTTGTAGATGCACGAGGTTTAAAATTCCACTTCGTAACTTCTTCATCGTCTATTAGTTCTTCAAATATAGCCATCTTTTCTTTATACAACTTATGGAGTGCTTTTTTATCTTTCCACATTTCAGTAGTAGGGAAAGTATCTTTATACAAAATTTTTAATAGTTCATATTTATCTATACGATTGATTTTTAGAAATTCATCTGGGTTTTTTAAGAACTTTTTAATATTTTTACAACTAATATCCCTCGTTTCACAAAGCTTAACCAGTATATTCCAATGACATTTTGACATATCTATGTCCCTTGTGGAATCACCACTTAGAAATTTACGTAATTTATTTTGACATTTTTGTAATCCCCATCCATTTATGTATAATCTTCCCATGCCCTTTCTTGTGTAATGGCGTTTAATTTTAATATAAGTGGCACGCTCTAGTCCTTGCTTCCTGACTTCCATCAATATGGCTTTAAGCCCATCTTTACATCCCTTAACATAGGCGGCAAAATCCCATTTTTCCCCACATTGATTTAATTCAAGTTCGTCCCAGAATTTTTGAATAAATTCCTCATCACTAAGACTAACTAGGTATTTTACCTGTGCTATAGTATAAGTTTCGTAGAATTCATTTATTTTTAAAGTAATTTTTTTATCTATACTTAAAGATTTATCTATATTAACAGTTAGTTGAGGTGGCTGGTTACCACCTTCCTCGTTTTTAGAAACTATTTCCATTTGTATGTTATTATATTTTATAAGTTCATTTTCCATCGGTTTATAAAATATACTGTCATTTAATTTTTAAATACGGATAGTAATTAATTCCCATTTAAATTTTAATTATTACTTAAAAATAATTTCTCTGGTTATATTAACTATCCACGGCACAGATAGTTCCCTCCTAATGAAGTCTGGCTTCATCCTGACAGATAGTTCCATGCTGTGTATAACGTTTTGTGTTTTGTTTTCCGTCGTCTTTCCATTTATATATTAAATAAAACTTTATTCAATAGATAAAATTTATTATAGATAAGTAGTATATATGAGTATAGATGAGCCCATGGTTGAAACTATATTACTTGATAAAGTGGATAATTCGGAACATAGCATTGGTAACTATATTAATACCATTGATAGTTATACAATATTCAATAGAAATTGTGATATTTACGATAGAAAAAGCAAAAAATTACTTGCTAGATTTAGAAAGCGAGCCATTAAAAATGAAAAAAACCAAAGAGCATTTGGATTAAACATTAAGAGTTTAGCCAATAGAAAAAAAGAAAGCCGTGGTGCTGCCGCTGGATCTATTGACAGAAAGAAGCTTAGAACCAGTGTTCAGGAGCTATATGATACATCTAATTATAGAACCAAGTATTATAAAAGAGATGGACAAAAATCTGCTACAAGTATATGTAACTACGCTAAGAGTAATGTTATAGGATACATAGATACGTCCGCCCGTTCTGGATATAAAGAAAAAGTAAATTTGGCTGCCTATTGTAGGGATTATCCAGCTAAATATGAGAAATGTCTTCCTTTAATTGTTGATTTATGTAGAGTTTTTAACCAGATTGACAAGGATAGATACGAGATCCAATATGATTTATTAAAAGACCAGTATAGAATGGCTGATACACCTTTTAGCACTGTCACTGTAAATTATAGCTGGCAAACTGCAATTCATCAAGACGCTAATAATGGTAAAGATTGCCTAGCGTGTATGACTGTAATAAAAGACCCAGTTAATAAAAATGATTACAAAGGTGGTGAGCTATTATTTCCTGAATACAAAATAGGTTTTAATGTGTCTCAAGGTGATGTATTGGTTGCCGATACGGTAAATAATTATCACTGTAATGCTCCATTAGAACCATTATATACTGAATCATTGGGAGACTGGCCCGAAATTGATTTAATGAATAACTGGCATTTAAATAGAATATCAATGGTTGCCTATTTAAAGAAAAGTTGCATGGTGTAAATAATTTTATATTTTTTTTAAAATAAAAAATTACCTATATACTCTAATCAAATGATATAACAATAGATTTGACTTCTCTACTAAAAAAAATACTATCTGGATCATTTTTAGTTTTTACTAACCCATGCTTTTTTCTATAATAATATTCAAGATGGTCTTTATTTAATTTAAGTCTATTCTTTTTTCTCCATATTTTATTCATTTCATAGGTTTCTCTTTGAGTTTTACGTGGTTTTTTAGTTCCCAAACATTTTTGTGATGTATAATGACTTTTTAAACCATTACGACATACAATACTTCCACACTTTTGACATGTTACCTTTTCTTTGTAAAATGCTAGTGTTTCTGGCCTTCCTTTACCCATTAATATTATATATGGATAAAATATTTAAATAAAAATACACAGTTAAACCAGAACTAAAAAAAAAATTTGATTACATATTTTTTAAAATTTATAAGCAATATCTAACACAATGAACTCCTGTAATAATGGTAACTGTAATGGCGGTCAAGCGTTTGAAGGTGAAAATGACGGCTTGTTATACTGTAGCCCGAAATGTGCTGGTTGGAAAAGCATTGAAGAAGAAGAAAAACATAATAGGATTAAAACAACACTATCGCCCTCAGCAATGTGCTTTGTTACTGGAACATCAAAATACCGTGAATTTATTGCTAGTGGTCTAGCACAAGATGAATACAATGGCCGTGGCCCGCTTGAATACTTTATGTGGAGTTGCCTGAACGATACTCCTTACACATGTGGCGAAACACTCCTTTCTTCTACTTATTCTGCCGTGGATGCAGCAAAAGGACGACAGGCATTTATGCAGCAATTTAAATAATAAATTTCTAACAATCTACAATAGTGGTAGAAACTTATTAAAGGGAGTCAGCAATAGCGCACGCCTTAATATTTTTTTTGTAGATAAACATACAATATCATCTACAATATATATACATAAAATAGTTTTTAGATAGATACTTAAATACCACAATAATATAAAAAATTTGAATTTTATTTTTAAATATTTTATAAGGTAAATTTACAATCACCATGTCTTCCAGCACAAGCCACAAGATTAAATCCCGCACCACTGGTAACGATGTATTCATTACTCCTAGAAAGCTCGCTAAACTACACATTGATATGATTCCTGAGAAATACCACGGAAATACTTTTGGTGTTTATGATACGTGGCTTGACCCATGTAAAAACGACGGTAGTTATTACGACCAGTTTCCCGAAATGTGTGATACCGAATACTGTGAAATACTGGAAGATAAGGATTTCTTTGATTGGGAAAGCTCCTGTGGGGGTCCTCAGGTGATAATAGGAAATCCTCCCTACAGTATTCTTGATGCATGGTTGAAGCACACGTTGGAGCAAAGACCAGATTGTTTCAGCTATCTTATAGGTCAAGGTGCTTTGACTACACGCAGAATGGAATGGATTGAGGAAGCTGGATACACGATTACACGGTTACACCTCACGAAGGTATATAAGTGGTATGGTATGAGCTATATTATAGTCTGTGAGAGAGGGCAGGATCTACCCCAGAAGATTACGAAGGATAGGACAATATGGAGGGAAGATGATAAGCCCAAGCCTGAGCCTGAGCCAATAACCTTAGAAATAAAAGATGTAGTTAAAAGCTTGAATATGAAGTTAAAGATTTGCATACTTTAAAAAAAATTTAATGATAAAAACCTATGTATATTTCAAAAACTTGTAATATATATATGACAGAACCAACAAATAAAAGATTATATAATAGAATTAAAAATCAAGTAGTTAAAGAATATCCTAAAACCAGTGCGTATAGAAGTGGTATTATAGTAAAGAAATATAAAGCAGCTGGTGGAGGTTATAAAGGTAAAAAACCTAAGAGTTCAAAACTAAATAAGGCAATAAAGAAGGTATCTGGGAAAAAATATTAAGTAGGCCAATACATTATATCTTACATAAGAAAATACATAAAATAATACATAAGAAAATACATAATTGAATAGAGTGATAGATTCGCTTCGCTCAATGGCGATCGGGCCAGTGTCTAAGG